AGAGGGTACGGTTCTAGCTCGTCCGCGTACATGCACTCGTGGAGCATCGAGCGGTAGGTGTAGCAGCCCGCCTTGTACCCGTGCTCGTTCATCCTGTGAATGAAGGCGAGTATCACGTCTGTGAGCTGCCTCTTGCCAATCGAAAGCTGGCCCCTGTCCTCGATGTCGAGGTACACGGGGAGGTCGAGGTAATGTCCAGCGATTATCGACGCGCAATGGTCAGCGTTTTGTATTGCCGTCTCCACGTCGGTTGCCACGGAGTAGTAGTAGACGCCAACGTGAAGCCCGTTGCTGACGGTTGCGTTATAGTGCCGCTCGAACAGGCGCAGCTGGAACTGCTCGGGGTAGCCAGCGCCTATGTCCTCGTAGCCGCCGCACTTGACGATGACTCCGAAGATGCCCCTGCGCCGCTTCCACTCGGCTATGTCGATGTCTGGGTCAGAGTAGCTTATGTCAATCACTAGCTCCTTCATTACTTGCCCTTCAGCTCGTCAAGGAGCCGCTGCGCCTGCGCCGCCTCGGGCGTGAAGTTGTGGTTCTTCCACGCTGCGTAGATGGTGGTCGCGATGGTGATTAGGCCGAACACTACGTTCGCCACCATGCCTTGGTCGAGCGACACCCCGAAGAGTGCCGCGATGTTGACGGCGAGGATGATTGCCGTGCTGATTGTTGCCTTGGTCTTTTCGTCCATGTCATACCTCCTTGTCCTTCGGCGGCTCCATCGGCAGCGCGCGGATGCGCGGCGCAATCTCGTCGATGATGGAATTTCCCCCATCGTCTTTGTACGCTAGGTACAGCTTGTGGTAGACCTCGCGCTCCTCCACGGTGTAGCAGCCCTTGTCCATGCACTTCTCCCAGTTGTCCAGCAGCATCGTTCGGCTCATCGCTAGGATGATGGTGCGCTCGGCGTCTCGCTGCTCGATGATTCTGCGCTCGGCCTCGGCCTGTGCGGTGCGTGCCTCGTCGCGCTTCTCGTCGAAGTGGTCGAGGCGCTTGCCTATCGCACGCTTGACCAGGTACACCACCACGGGCACAGCGAGCATTTCCACGATGCCCGTGATGATGACCGTCTTGAGCATTGGGTCCATCGGAATCTCCCCTCACACAAAGAAAGAGGGGCCCCGAAGGACCCCAATTGGTTGTTCATAGATTGCGTTGCTACTCGCCTTCGCCGTCGGCCACTTCGGGCTCGGGTGCGCGGTGGTCGTAGCTCTTGCAGTCCAGCACGAATCCCTCTCCCGTGACCAGCATCACGGTATGGATGTCAATGGGCGACTTCACGACCTCGGCGAGCACCTGATAGAACTTGACCTCGGCGTCGGCGCGGTCGTCGTACGCCCAGTTGTTGCCGCCGATGGTGCCGTTCTGAATCTCGATGACGATGTACTTGGGTTCCATTTGATTCTCCTAACTTGTTGATAACTTCTGACTGGTCGCGCCCGCAGGTGGAGGACGCGACGCCTTTCGCTGACGTGCGTGCATGGTCGGCTCCCGTCTCTGGTAGTCTTTGGAGTGGCGGCTAGGCTGGCCCCCGAAAAGGGCGTACTCCATGCGCCCCTGCCGCCCATCGATCACATGGAGTCGAACCGAATGGAGCGGTTATGGGCGACTACACCTAGCGTCTTTCATGCACACGGATGACCTCCCTCCCGATGCGCAGCTCATCGGGGGCTGCGCGGCGGTTAGGAGGTCATCATGTTGATGCGCGATTACTACAACGACATCTACCTGCCGAGGTGCAAGGAGCGGCTTCGCGTGGTGACGCAGGCCAGCTACGAGTGCGCATGGCGGCTTTACATCGAGCCGCACATGGCCGACATGGAGCTGCGCGACATCACCCCGAGGTTCCTCGACAAGTGGATTAAGGACGCCGACGTCCATGCGAACGTCTGGCGACAGTTCAAGGCCATGATTCGCGTGGCCTACAAGTACGAGTTGATTGACCGCGACCCGTGCGACCGCGTGCTGAACCCGCCGCCGAAGGGCAAGCCGCAGCCGCCCACGCTGTCCAAGTACGAGATGGAGCGCCTGATGGACGGGTTCGTCGGCCACGTGCTGTACGCGAACGTGTGCTGCTCGTGCCATCTGGGTCTGCGCCGCGAGGAGTCGTTCGGGTTGGAATGGGAGGACTTCGACTGGGAAGACGGCACCGTCCACATCCAGCGCGGCGTGCAGTACGTGTGGGGCGAGGAACAGGTCGTGCCGCCGAAGACGCCGCTGTCTGACCGCAGGCTCCCGATACCGCCAGAGCTGAAGGACAGGATATACCCGCTTCGCGGAACTGGTCGGCTGATGGGCGAGCTGAACGCGATGCAGGCGGCGAACCGCTACCGCTACCACTGCAAGCACAAGGGCCTGCCGTTCGTGCCGATGAGCAACCTGAGAACGTCGTGGGCGACGCACATGGTGAACAGCGGCTACCCGATTACGCTGATAAGCCGCTGGATGGGTCACGCGGACGTGGAGACCACCGTACGGTGGTACACGAAGCCGCGCGAGGAGGATTTGTTGGAGCTGGTCGGTGCGTGGGGCGCGGGCCAGCCGAAGCGCCGTGCCGCGAGTCTGCGACCGAAGCAGGACAGGCCGCGCCCGAAACTTAGGATTCGCGTCGAGACGTGACCCTCTGATATTCTCCGTCGTTTCCCGCGCCCCGTATTCGGCGGGGTGCGGGATTCGGTGTTCTTGCACTCTGCATCGGACTTCTTCACCCCGACCAGCTGTACGGTTGGCAACGAGCACGATCTATACAAGTACGGCAAGTGCGTGATGGTCGAGCTTGTCATTGTTATGACGGAGAGCATTAGCGGTCTGCTATACGTCGGCAAGATTGCTAGTGCGTATGCGCCAAGGATGCAAGCGCAAGTACACACTGCACAGCCTAATGTTTTTGGGTTCGTAAACGCCGATGGCGGTATGTATGTCAAAGACAGCACGGGCGCGACGCACAGCTCTGGATATCAGATTGACATATGGCTTACGTATATGACGGCATGAGTTGTCCGTCAGATAAGTTCGTTTGTAATGTACGTACACGTGCTAGACAGCCAATTCGCTCCCGTCATGGCGCCTGTTGTTCTTATGCTTTTATCAACCCTCATTAGTTTGAATGCGCGTACGTTATTGCCGTTTTGCGCCGTGAAATAAGACTCGGTATCTAACGGGGTAGGAATGTTGTTGAACATAACAAGCATGTCGCCGTTTTGTGTGTCTGGGACGGTCATTTGTGTCGTAAGAAACACGATATGTCCGATTCGTCTGTAGTATGCAGTGTGTACGGTAACGCCTGATGCTGCCGTGTATGTTGGATCCTTAGCAGAGGTCGGGGACACCGAATACTAAACATAGGTCTTGATAGTTGTCCAAGAACTGGCGCTATGTGCCTTACTCTGCAATACTGACTGATTGCCAGACAACCACAGTCTTATCGTACTTTCGCTCCCGTAGAAGTAGAGAGTCATTCGCCCAACCGCGACGTCCATGTCAAAGCCAACCTGCGTTGTGTCACCATAGAAACGATTTCTGTTCACCGAATGTCACACGTTCAATGATGACAGATACGCTACCTGCAAATTATATGTTCTTGATTGCGTTACGCCCGCTTTCGACGTTACGCGTGCTTCGATATCTCCGTTATCGTAAACAGATATGACTACTGGCTCATAGTAAACGTCCTCTGTTTTCATGAGGAAAACGCCAATCATAGCTGCTCTTTTGATTCTGGTTTGGACTGTTTTAGTCTCGCCTGAGGTCATCGTAATCGTGAATTGTCGAATGGATATCTGATTCGAACCCACCGAATGTCATTCGTAGTAAATGTAGGTTATGATGCAGTTTACAATCGTCGTATTTGCGCTAGCGATGATATATCCCCCTTTTTGTGTGTTGTCACCTTTCGCGACGGTCCATGCTCCGACTGGACTAGTAGAAGACCAGTGATGTGGCACAACAGCTATGATTTTGTCATATGTTGTAGGAAGAAAAGATGATGGTATTTCGTAGTATCCGCCAGCACTTGTCGTGATGGTTCCAATGTAAACCCTTGCACTCTTTACCACCGAATGTCATTTGCTATAGCTCTCGCCAATCTGACCATACGCTACTCCCGAAAAATCTCACAAAAAGCTGATACCTGCCTAGTGGCACCATTGCTTGAATGCGTGTGCCACCACCTCCACCAGTGACCGTAATAAGCATACCGCCATTGTTTTGCACAGGAAGATTTGCAGATGCGTTGTAAACATATGCAAACCCCGTCGTAGATATGCTATTTAGGTCGACAGGACCCTCTCTATACACCGAATCCCGGAGGGTGTCGATTTGGCTCTGCACGGTGGCGGGAGTGGCCTTGCTCGCGTTGATGGTCTCGCCCGTGGCGATGGCTGCGGTGGCCTTCATCAAGACGTTTCCGAGCATGAAGTAGTCGCCCACGGCGTGGTTGGTCTTGGCTGTGACGCTCTCCACGTAGGCGATGCTGCCAGCCACGTCGCCGAGGTCGGTGGTGCTTGGTACGGACAGCTCGGATCGCGCGGCGGCTGCAGTCGTGCCGCCAGTGCCGCCCTGCGCCACCGGAAGCGTGCCGAACTGGGCCGCGCCGTTCGCAGCCGTGGCGTAGAGCGCGCCATCGGCCGTCGCCACGTTGTTGACCGCGCTCGTGCCGTTGCCCGTGAGCACGGCGTTGCTCGTGTGCGTCGCCTTGCCCGTGCCGCCCTGGGCGACCGTCACCACGCCGTTGGCCAGCGTGGCGAACTTGAGCTTGAGCTTGCCCCAGAGGTAGGTCAGCCCCGTTCCCGTGAGCGCCTTGAGGTCGTCGGTCACCGTGCCGTCGGCCACGATCGTGTCAATCTGCGTGGTGGTCACGGGGTCGACGCTCACCGTGTCGCCCTTCGGCCCCTTGAGGTTGTGGAACACGAACGATATGGCGCGCCCAAGTGCGGACGGCTGGCCCAGGCTCACGTCCACGCTTGGCGTGCCGATGTTGGCGTCGACCGTGGCCGTGGCGCTCGTTATGACCTTCTGCTCGCGCGCCTCCTCGGCATCCTCCCTTGCCTCCTCTGCCTCCTCGACGGCCTCGGTGAGCGCGTCCACCGTCTCGGGTATCGAGTTGATGATTATCTGCGCGGCGTCGCTGTACGATGCGATCTTCTCGACCTGCCCCGCCACGAAGCAGTGGTATACCGCACGCCCCGTGACCGTAGTCGGGTCGCCGCTCGTGACGATGGCCCACTCGCCAGCGACCATCTTGGTCGGGTCGAAGTCCGAGTACGCGCCCCGCCTCATCTGTATAGCCATGTCTCTACTCCTCCAACATCCACTGGACGGCGAGCATCTCCGTGCCGCTGAGCACGCCCACCGCGTCGTCCCAATTGATATGCATCAGCTGCGGGGAGTGGCGCACCTCGCCGTAGGCCCTCATCCTCTCGAGGTACTCCCCCGTCCTCTCCGCTGGGATGTATAGCCTCCCCGTCTCCTTGCCGTCGACGACCTCGCGCTCGCCCATCTCGGCGAACACCTCGGCCTTGCGCTGGTCGTACTCCGTGAGCTCGTCGCTCAGCACCCTGTAGTTGCGCGCGGCGGCGTAGCCGCAGACGTTGCGCATGTCCAGCAGCGGCTGGAGCGTGCTCCTCATCCCGTCCATCTCGAAGTTGCTGTACACGTGCGGCTCCCTTCTACACGAGCATCGTCTGGTTGCCCGTGACCGTGCTCTTGACGTAGATGTGGCTCGCGTTGATGTAGAGGTTGTTGTCGCAGTCCATCTTTATCGCGGAGCTAGTGCTCGTCGTGCGGCGGACTATCATGTGCTGCGTGACGTTGACCCCGTCGCTGCTCACCTTGAGTATGTTCGGCGAGGTGTTGCCAGGCCTTATGACTATGTTCCCGTCGGCCGTGCTGCTGCCCTCGTTCATGTAGATTGCTGGCGAGTGCGCGTCGACCACCATGGAGTGCGTGCTGCTGCTCGGGTTCATGCCGGAGACGCCGGCGATGAACGACAGCCCCTTGTACGCCCAAATCCTGCCGCCGTTGTCCATGGCCATGAGGTTCACGGTCCGCATGTCGAGGTACTGGTTGGTCTGGCCGACGTTGAGTTCCGCCTTTATGATCTGGCCGTTGTACCAGTACATGCCGTCAGGCCCGACGTACGTCCACCCCGACGCGCCGCCACTCGGCTTCATGTATATCGCGTTCGACTTGATCTCGAACGTAAGCGTGCCTCCAGCGTACACCTTCATGCCAGTCGACAGGATGCTGGTGAGGACGCTGCCCGCGGTCGGGACGCCGTTGCTCCACGTCACGGAGCTGACGTCGAAGCTGCCGCTCGAGTTGACCAGGGCACCGACGCCGTTGCCGGGCCTGCACACGAGCACTCCGTCGCCGTACGTCCTAACCATGGTCGTGAGGCTGTCGAGCGCCGTGAACACGCCCGTCTGGAGGTTCCAGCTGTACTTGCCCTGCTGGTCGGATATCATCCCCGCGGTGATGTAGGTCGCGTCCAGGCCTATCGTGTATATGCGGTTGAGTATCGCCGTGCCGGTGACGTCGATGCCGTACGGGTACGTCAGCCCGCCGTTGGTCGATATGCCGAGCGCGTCGGCGGTCATCTTCCACACGATCATGGACTCGGCGAGCGTCGACTTGTCGTGCATGTAGTAGATGTAGGACTGGTCCTGCTGCTGCTGGGTCGTCATGAACAGGCCGCTCGACTCGGCGAGCTGCTGGGCGAGGTTGCCGACCGCGACCTCCCTGGCCGTCCGCTCGGCGTGCACAGCGCGGCGCTGCTGCACTATCGCCCTCGTCATCGTGCTGTAGGAGTCGGCCTTGTTGCGCGCGGGAGTCTCGGCGCTGCACGATATCGACTGGAACCCGCCGTGCTTCCACGTCAGGCTCGTGACCCACGTCCTGTACGTCCTGCCCCTTCGGTCTATGACGAGCGCGGGGTCGCCCGCCTCGACGGCGGGGTCTCCGAGCGAGCTGACGGTCAGGGGGCGGAAGCGCATCCCGACCACCGCAGCGCCGACGGCTGTCGCCACGGACTGGGCGGCGCCGTACTCCACGAGCGGGTTGCCCGACACCTCGAGCACGTAGCCCTCCGTGCCGTAGAGGTACTCCTCCCCCGCCCTGCCCTGCGTGCCGTCCGAGCTGACCTCGTCCGACGCGATCACGCGGACTCCCGTCACCACCACGTCGTCGGTGGAGGTCGTCAGCGACTTGATGGCCGTGACGGTCGCCCACGGTGAGTGCGCGAACGTGCCGCCGTCCGCGTCGTCCACCTCGAAGTGGAACCCGCCGCCGTCCGCCACGTCTCCGTCCGAGTACGGGGTGGTCGTGGTACTGAACGTGCCGCCGTCCAGCCAGTCCTCGCTCTCGAACGCGTCGGTGGCGTACCACCTGCACTCGAGACGTCCCCACGGGTCCATGCGCGCCCAGCACCCCGCCGCCTGCATCGCCCACGCAAGGACGTCGAGGCAGCTCGTGTTGGAGTCGTCTGGCCTGCTGCCGACGAGGTGCGAGTCGCGCAGGAAGGTCGAGGCCACCATCGTCACGCCGCACGTGGAGCATATGTCGTTGACGATGGTCTGCAACGTCGCCGGGTACACCGTCGTGACGTCTGAGTAGTCGCGCTCGAAAAGGCGCATGTTGTCGCGCATCGACAGCGAGATGGTCGAGTCGTACGACTCGGGCTGCTCGACTCCGTAGACCCCCTTGCGAAGCCATTCGGTGCCGCCGTCGAGAGCGGCGCCAACGCTCACGACGCACGTGGCGTCCGTGAAGTCGGCATCGTCCCACTGGCCAGCGTAGTTGGCGAGAGTAAGCTCTGTCGTGCCGACTATCGCCGCGCCTATGTCGAAGCCGCTGGTCGATGACGTGGCGGACGAGAACGACACGCCGCCCATGACCAGGTCCTCGCCGTATATCGTCGTCGTCGATTCGTCCGCGAACGTGAACTCCACCTTCGTCGCAAGGTGGCCGCCGCCCTCCACGTACCTTCGGAACGCGAAGCTCGTCGATAGCATGTCACACCTCGATTATGTTAAACGAAAGCGTCTTGTACGTGACGCCGCCTATCTGGAAGCTGCTGTTCGGGTGGTATGTCCCGACGTCGGCGCTCTTGTCGCCCGCGTAGAAGTGCCTTATCACGTACGCGTTCTCCTCGATGTCGAAGTACCTCACGTAGAAGTACTCGGGCTTGAACGCCTGCATCACGCTCCTCATCGCCGCGCCGTCGAGGCCGCTCCACGAGAGGGAAATGGTCACCTTGCTCGCGATGGTGTTCTTGTGCATCGTGACGTTGGCGTCGTTCGTGCGCCCTGCGTCAGACGAGCTTATGTCCTTGTATCCGAACTTGATGGCGGTCGGGTTGGGGACGTCGTACAGCGCCTCCGGCGACGTCCCGACCTTGAGTGCTCCCATGTCCTCCCCTTATCCGAACACGATCCCGGACATTCCGAGCTCGCGGCTGTCGCTGAGCTCGCGCATGCCGCGAAGTGTCTCGCGCGCCAGCTCCTTGCGGCCGACCACGAGCACGACGTCCTGCGACTGGCCAGAGCCTCCGCCGTTCATGAGCGCGGCCACCACGTCGGCAAGCAGCGGCCCGGTCTCCTCGCGCACGACCTGGCGCATGAGCGCTTCGGGCGCCTCGATGTTGTTTCCGCTGCGCTGGTCGCCGAGCACCGCCATGAACTCGCGGTTCGGAGGTATCACCGCGCCGCTGGCGAGCCGTGGCAGGTTTACTCCGTAGAACGTAATCGGGTCGATGCTCACGCCCGGCAGCTTGCTCAGGCCATCGATGATCCCGTTCGCGAAGCCGACAACCCCCACGAGCACCCCGTCGAGCAGGCCCTCGAGTATGTTGATGAAGCCGTTCACGATGCCGCGCAGACCGTTGACCACCCTCTCGCCGCTGCCGGTGAAGATGCCGACGATGACGTCTATCGCGCCACGCACGATGCTCTTGAGGCCGTCCATGAGGCCGGTGACAGCGCTCATGATTCCGTCAATGAGTCCGAGCACCGTGCCCTTGAGGAACGTGAGTATCGACACCACCGTGTCCCTCATGTGGCCGAAGAGGTTGGCGAGCTGCGGGAACTTGTTTGCCAGCGCGGTGAACAGGGAGTTCGCCACGCCGATGAGCCAGTCGAAGATGTTGCCAACTATGTTGCGCACGAGCTGTATGAACGCGTTGAGATTTCTCTTTATTCCGTCGATCATGCTCGAGACGCCCTTGATGACACGGTCAGCGTCGAGCGTCACGAGGCCGACCACCACGTCTAGGAAGCCGCCGATGAACTCGCGGACGCCGCCCAGAGTCTCGTGGAGGAACTCCACCACCTCGTCGATGACGCCACAGATTAGCTCCTTCGCACCCTGGAAAATAGGCGCGAGGCCGGGTATCTTCTCGGACAGGTAGTCGAAGATGGCGGACACGCCGCCCTTGAGGATTCCGCCCACAGCGTCTATGACGCCGTGGAACGTCTGCACCACGCCGTCGAGCATGTCGCACACCCCCTGGAAGACGAGCGCGAGGTCTCCGCGCAGCAAGCCCTCAACGACCTCTACAAAGCCGTGTACGGCGAGCTTCATGCCCTCGAAGATGTTGTGGAACCTGAACCCAGTCAGCTCGTCCAGCCAGTCCATGAAGGCGCCGAAAGCGCCCTCTATGACATAGAGCGCGCCGATTACCATGTCTCCGACTCCGCGCCACACGAGCGCCCAGTCGCCGTTCTGGATTCCCTGCACGACCTCGTCCCAGCCCTGCTTGATGAGGTTGAGTCCCTCGCGTATGCGCGCGAACGGCCCCGTGAGGTCGGTCTCTATGCGCCTGCGTATCTCGTCCAGCCAGTCCAGCACGCCCTGGAACAACCCGGCGTCGGGGTTGAGGAAGCTCGTCCACGGAGTCTCGAGGTCGGGCGACGCGATGGAGTCCGTGTAGTCGTCCATTGCGTCCGTCGCGTCCTCGGATGACTCCTCGGCCAGCTTGTTCAGCTCGTCGAACGAGAAGAGCTGCTGGTTCGCCTTCTTCTGCTCCTTGGCCAGCTTCTGCGCCGCCTTGGCCTGCCTCTCCTCCGCGGCGGCGACCTGCGCCGCGTACTCCGCCTGCTTGCTGGCGTTCGACTGGTTGGTGCTCGCGACCGACTCGTTGCGCGCGCTGGCTATCTGGCCCATGATGTTGGTGCCGAAGAATCTGTCTATGAACGACGCGACCCTCTTCAACGCGGCGGCGAGCGTGTTAACGACTCCCGTCAGCACGGGGAGCACCGCGCTAACCATCTGGCCCAGGAACCCGTTGAGTACCGCCTTGAGGTTCTGAACGCTCGCATTGAACTGGTTGTTCTTCATGAGCATGGAGCCGATGGCGTTCCGTATCGCGTTCAGTCCAGAGACTATCACGCCGAACACGAACGCCTGCTTGAGCAGGCTGCTCACGCGCCTCTTGAAGTCCTGCCAGGGCGCGACGGACTTGTTCGCCGCGTCTGACATGCGGCTCCTTATGCCGTCCGCGACGCTGGCGAACCTGGACCTTATCGACTCGCCCACGCGGTGCCAGACGGAGGACGATTTCGACGCCGCCGCCTGTGCCTCGCTTGAGAGCCTGCTGTACCTGCTCTCGGCCATGGCGAGCTTGTCATCGTACTCGATGAGCTCGCGCTCTGCGGCGTCCCACTTGTTGTCGAGCTTGGCCGCCTGGGCGATGAGCCTCTCGTAGAGCGTTATCTGCTTTGACAGCTCGTTCGACACGACCTGTATCTTGGGGCCGTTCATCGGGCCGTCGCTGTTGCGCAGCTCGTTGAGCCTCGACTGGAGCTTCTCAATCGTCCTCTTCGTGACCTCGGTCTCGTCGGCGACCTCCTCCATCTGCTGCGCGAGTGCGCTCTTGCTGCTCGTCTTGCTCTCGATCTTCCGCTTGAGGTCGTCTACGCTCTTCTCAGCGTCCTTGAGCTGCTTCTCGAGGTCTGAGTTGTCCAGGTCCGTCTTGAAGTGGATGGAGCCGTCGTCCCTTGCCATGATGCGCCCCCGTACCTAAGTCCACGCGTCGAGTATCTCCCTCTCCGCGTCCGTCTCCCTTGCCTTGAGGTCGACGAGGTCGCGGTTCTCCCGGTAGAACTCGCGCTCGTGACTCTCGAGCTTCTTGTGCCTTGAAAGCTTCCTTCTGATTGAGACCACCTGCGCGAACAGGCAGTCTCCCACCTCCATGTACGCCCCTAGGAACGTCCACCAGTGGAGGTATTCGACGCTCCTCGACTCGAATCCGAGGACGCGGTTGACCGGGCCGACGATTATCGGAAAGTCCTGCTGCCAGTCGGCCAGCTTGTGCCTGGGACTCTTTGCTGCGACGTCGCCTCCGCTAACGAACCACTTCAGGTACTCGACGGCCTCGCGGTACGAGTCCGGCGGCATTTCGTCGAAGTCCTCGTAGAACACCTCGAGCGCGAGCGCGCCGCGCTCTTCGTCCGTCAGGTCGGCGTCTGCCATGACCGTCAGGACGTCGAGCACGGCGCGGAAGTCGCTTCTGATCGCGTAGGTCGCGCCACCTATCTCGGCCTGTGTCGGTAGTTCCCAGGCGCTCACTTCTTGGCCTTGCGGTACTTCGCGAGCATGGCGTCGTACTTGGCGCCGTGCTCCTTGAGCCTCACGTCGGTCTTGCCGAACTCGCGCTCGTACGCCTCGCCAACCTCGTCGACGAGGGCGAGGACGAGGTTCATCCAGACGGGCAGCCCGTCCGCGAGAGCGTAGCAGTTCATGTTGGGGAACAGCGCGTCTGCGACACCATTTCCGAGTAGGCCGTCTATGGTTTCGCGCATCTCCTTGTCGAGCTTCACGAACCTATCGAACCCCCCGTCTTCGGCCAGCTCGCCCTGGAGACCGTCCAGCGACGAGAACGCCCTCTCGAGGTTACCCACAAACGTCTCGTCGGTCGGGTTGAACCGGACGGTGACCCTTCCGTTTATCTCGTACTCGACGAGGTTGTCCGCGAAGGAAAGCGACTTTGCCATTTGTGCTCCTAGTTGCCGGTGGTGGTGGTGCCAGCGGGCGTGAACGACACAGCGCCGGTCGACGAGTCCTTGGACGCGGTTCCGACCGTACGCTTGCCTCCGAAGGTGACGTCGATGGGCATCTCAATGTCACCGCCGCCCTCTCCGCCGAGACCAGTCGGGCGAATCATCGTGGAGTCGTATCGCTCGGCGAACGGAGAGCTGGACGTGCCTGCATAGAAGTGGACGAGAAGCACGTCCTGCGAGGACAGCGCCTGGGCGTCCTGGTCCTTTACGGCAAGGTTCCAGACCTTGACGATGGCCGTGTCGTTGCCGTCCAGCTTGTACGGGTCGAAGCTCTGAGTCACGACGGGCTTCTTCATGGTGCCGTAGGTGCTTCCAAGGACGTCCTGTACGGTCTCGTCGGACCAGTCGAACTCCATGGAGCTGTCCTCGACGCGCTTGCCGAGCGGGCTCCACGTCGGGGAGCTGGAGGTGCCCGTGTTCAGGTACAGGATCATCAGCTCGCGCGCGATGGTCTGTCCCGCTGTCGTGTTAAAGGTCAAATCAGCCATTCTCGGCCTCCTAATAGTTCTTGGTGAACGTGACGTTTATCTGTATAACGTAGAGCGCGGTGCCCTCCTCGTCGGCGCTGTAGAGCTGGCCGTTCTGGGCGACTATGGACTCGGTCCTCGGCTCGTCGCCGAACGTGGGCGCCAGTCCCTTGGCGCTCTGCTCCTGCACCCACTCCTGGAATGACAGCTGCCACTCCGCGTTGTCCTCGGCGCCCTGCCACTTCTCGAGCGTGGTGTAGAGCGCGAAGTTGTACTGGTTGGTGACGGACACGTTGCCGAGCAGGTCGTGTCGCCTCGCCACCTCCACGAGGCCGCTCGGGAACAGCCCCGCGGAGTTCGGCACCTTGTCCGTGTAGTCGATGTCGAGCTGCGAGAGCACGTCGAAGTCTGGGAACGACTCGACGAACCCGCGCATCGTGTCGAGTGCGCTCATCGCATGCCTCCCCTGACATATCGGTTCATCTCGGCGACTATCCTCTTCCCGCGCTCTGCCACCATGTGGCGGTCCCAGTGGGCACCGCCATTTGGGTTGGCGTTGTCGTAGCGCACGGGCTCGCCCTTGGCGGTCACGCCGAAGAAGAGGAACCGCGCGTACGGCCCATCGACGCGTATCCGGGTGGACGATAGCTTGCGCGCCTTGGACTCGAGCCTGCCGCTCTCGCGCGGCATGAAGTCCTTGAGGTTGTCGAATATGAGGTCGTTGAGGCGCGCCTGCACGCGCCCGTCGCGCTCCACGCCCATCCTCTTCATCAGGGCGTGGGAGCCGGGAATAGCGGTCTGCACCGTCATGAAGCGCTTGTTGGCCATGCTAGCCACCAGCCTCGACGTGGCACACCTCGCCCGCCCAGTACTTCGGGTCAACGTAGCGCACCACATGAAGCCCAGCCACCTTTGTCGGTATCAGGGAGCGCCACCACTGCGAGATGTCCTCGCCTTC